GCTCATGTTGTGAAAGGTGGTGATTGTGGTAGTCCAGTTGTAACAAATAATAGGAGAGATTCACGATTTATTGGTATGATTATGGGAAATATTGATGGACATATTTATATAAATATGTTATCAACTGACGATCTTAATATTAACTTGCCGGTGATTAACAATGTTGGATCTATATCTGATGATTTTTTAAAACTTATCGTATCTGGGAAACCTACTGATTTACCTTATGGTGAAGATGTGGAATTTGTAGGTGTGTATATAGGTAATAATAAACCAGTTTCAGATATGAGTCTTAGTCATTGGAAATATTCACCGATGTCTGATGAATTTGAGGAACAAATGCAACCAGCTCCTTTATCACCTCATGATGCAAGAATTATTGAAGATGTTCCAACAAATAGAGAAGGGAAGAAATCACTTTTAATTAAACAAAATTCGATTATGTGTTCAAAATTACCAGATATAAATATTTCACTAGTTAATGATATTGTTAATCAACTTTCAGCTGAATATAGTTTAATATTAAGTGATATAAGAAAAACACCAGAAGATATGGATGAAGCGATAAATGAAGGTATTAATGGTAACATTAATAACTTGCATTGTACAAATATGGAACTTAATAAATCTGCAGGTATACCATATGTTGAGAATGGTAATCTATCCAAGAAAAGTGATTATCTTGATAATAATGAAGGTGTTATTACATTTAAAAATGATAAAAATGGTCAAAATCTTAAAACTCGTATAAAAAATAAGTTACGTGCAGCAAATAAAGGACAACGATTAATATCAATAAGTTCATCTAAATTAAAAGATTCAGTAATTAAAATTAGTGCTGTCAAGAAAGGAAAAACTAGAATATTTCATTGTATTCCTGTTTGTAAAATTATATCTGATTCTACATTATTTTCTAATTTTAAAGAAGCATATGTTAATGCAGGATTACATTTAAATCATGCTATCGGATCAAATCCCCATTCCCTTAAATGGAGAGATATTAAAGATAAAATTAATATACATCCAAATTGTTTTGATATTGATTATGCAGAATATGATAAGAGAATTCATAGAGTAGTTATGGATGGAGCATATAACATTATTAGGAATGTTATTAATACTAATGTTCCTGATAAATGGGATAAAGCTCGAGAAATACTACAATTAGAATCATCTGAAACCTATGTTTTGGATTATAACACATGTTATAAAACAAAACATGGATTAAAGAGTGGGGAATACCTCACATCTGTCATAGGATGTATAGTCAACGATATACAATTTGCTTATTGTTTTGCTCAAGAATTCGATGGTAATTTTGATATTGCTGAATATAGAAAGAATGTAAGTCTTGTAACATATGGTGATGATGTAATAGCTTCTGTCAGTGATAAAATTGAAGATAAATTTAATTATTTTACTGTTAAGGAACAACTAGAGAAGATTGGTCATGTTATTACTCCAGGTAATAAAGATGGTGTTGAATCTAAATTTGTATCAATTGATGATCTAGTATTTCTTAAACGTAATTTTGTAGATTATAAATTCATGACTATAGCTCCATTGAGTAAGCGATCTATTGAATCTCCATTTGTTTATACTCAGATTCCTGAGTCTGATGTAGAAATTTGGAAAAATTTAATGGAACAACAACTTGATGAAGCTGTGTTATGGGGTAAAGATTATTATGAAGAAGTTAGAGATAAATTAAGAAAATGTAGAAATAAAAATATTGTTTCATATGCTTCCACTATATTATCGGAAACGTATGAAAATAAACTTAAGAAATATGAAATTAAAT